GCCGTACTGCGGACCCGCCGTCGATACCCCGGCCGCGCCCACCGTTCCCGGTGGCGGCGGGGGCAGCGGTTGTCCGGGTAGTCCAGGCGTCCCGCCGGACTGTGGTTGACTGCCCAGAAACTGCTGGCCGTAGCTCTGATTGAACAGGTCGGAAACGTTCGCTTGTCCTGGCGCCTGTCCGGTGCTGGTCAAGCCCGGCGTCTCGTACTGCCCGGTCCACTGCCCGACCAGACTCTGCAAGTTCTGCGGGGTGCTGCCCAGCACGCGCATCTGCTTGAAGGCGTTGCCCGGCCCCTGGAGGGATCCGAGCAATCCCAGGTACGCCTGGACGTTCTTGGAGTCAAGCTCCTTGGACGCCAACGTCTGCTGACCGTTGTACATCCCGGTCAGTTGCGCCTCCGTGACCCCAAAGTCCCGGAGGTCTTTCTGCATCTGGTAGTCGAACTCTTTGCCCCACCGCTCCCGCTCGAAGCCAAACTTCTGGTCTTCGAGCAACGATGCGTGTGATTGCAACTGCATCGAGTGGTTGATCTGGGCGATCTGCGCGTCTGACAGCTTCCCTTCGAGGGTCTGCTGCCCGTCGATCACACCGAACAATTTGGCCTGTTGTTCGAGATACTGGAGGGTCGGTTGCCCCTGGTATGTCCCGGTCAGGGTCGCTTCTTTGAGGGCGTTCTCCCAGGTGGCCTGGGACTTCTCGAACGCCAACTTGTCGATATCCATCTGGGACAGATGCTGGAACTGCGGAAGTTCCAGCAGGCGCATCCGTTCCTTCTGGAAGTCCAGTTGCGCCGCCATGTTGGCGACTTGCGCCGCCAGACTCGCCGCCTGGGCGTTCGCCAGTTTCTTCGAGGTAGACGACGCCATCAGTAGCTCCCGGGAGTCTCAGGCAAGTCAGGTTCGGCAGGAGAGACGGGGATATCCAGTTCAGGCTTGGCGACCTCGAACGGGGCCGGCGGTTCCGGCGCCTGCTCGACGGGCAGGTTCATCGCATTGTAGGCCACCACCCGCTTCGGCATGACCGCCGCCATCACCTGGGTGTAGCCGTTGATCCCGAGTCGGTCAATCAGCATCTGCCGACCCTGGGTGTTCGGCTTCGAGTAGTCCGGCGAACCGTCCAACTGGGTCTGGAAGACCTGTCGCTTGTAATACTCCAGCTTCTGCTGCTCGGTGGTCTTGGCCGAAAATGGCGCGTCGTGCCCGCCCTTCATCGCCTCGGCATAGTACGACGGGGCTTCATCCAGCCACGTCACAATTTCCGAAGCAGCCTCGTCGTAGGGGTGTTCTCTGGGCATGACTTAGCCTCCTGGGATCGGAACGTGACGGGCGGGCGCGCCCCTGACGCCACCCGGTGCGCCCGGTGGGGTGCCCGGCGGACGGGGCAGCGACATCGGGGGTGGGGTTCCTGGCGCGGGCGCGCCCGGAGGGGCGGGCGGCGGTGCGCCAGGAACGGCCCCGGCCGGCGGCACGAACCCGGTGGTCGGCAGTCCCTGACTGACGCCGGGTTGTGCGCCGGCGGGAGCGCCCGAGGCCGGGACGGGAGGAGCGCCGCCCGGCTGGCCGGCGGGAGGAAGCTTCCGCATCGACTCTTGCTCGATGGTGGCAAGCTCCTGGAACACCCGCTGCTTGAGGTTCTTGCGGATCTCCGGATCCTGCTTCAGTTCGTGCAGCAGCCACGCCTGTTCGACTTCGACCGGGTTCCCGCCCATCTTGCGGATCGCGTCCGCCGGCGAGATCAGCCGCATGTCGAGCATCTCGCGCAGGTTGCGTAACAGCAACTGGTCGTTGTTGACCGAGACGGGTTCAAGGATGACCTCGTAGTTGTGAATCCCCTTGAGATCATCCGGACCGATCCCCATCCAGCCCTCTTTGTAGTTTCTGGGTCCGCCTCGCCGGCGGCGAGGTTGCGGGACCGCGCCCCAGACGTACACCGGTTCGCCAATATGCGTCTCGATCAGGTGGGATTCCCAGCCGACCCGTTCGGACAGGCAGTCCTGCACGTTCTCGATGATCGGGGACCACTGCAAGCTCGCCAGTCTCGCGGCTTGGTTGAGCGCGTAGCCCGCCGTCTCGCCCGAGACCACCCCCTGGACCGAGTCGGGCAGGGCCATGTCGATCATGCCCCGGACGAAGTTGATGGCTTTGTCCAGATCCACCGTGGTACGGGGCTGATCCATCGGGGCGACATCGTGCGGGAAGATGGTGCCCGGGGTGATCTTCTCGCGGTTCGACTGAAGCTCCTGGGCGTCCAACCCGAACGGCGACTCGGGCAGGCCGAAGGCCGCCGGGGTCGTCCGCCGATAGGCCGGATAGGCGAAGCTGAAGGCTGCCTGCGACTGCATCGTCAGCAGCGAGTTCAGCAGCGGGAACAGGTGCAGGTAGGCAAACAGGACCGACAGGCTGGCCTGATCCGGCTGACGACTGGAGGTCAGAATCCCTGAGGCATGGAAGTACGGGCCTTTCAGAACGCGCAGCGTCTCGTCGCCGTAGGTGTGCTTCCAGCGCTTGACGGTGCAGCCGGATCCGGACGCGCCCGACCCAGCGGTGGGCAGATCCCCCGGCCCTCGCAGGATGATCGTGCAGTATTCCCAGTCCCACAGTTCGACCATCTGGATGGTCTTGCGGTCGGTGTGCTTGAACGTCCGATGCCACTCCTGGCGCGGGACGGGCAGCCCCATCACATCGTCCAGGCAGACCCGCCCCCGCTCATCGAAGGCCGCGCCGTAGTGGCAGAGCGTGTCGTAGTAGGGGACATCCTTGACCTCGGCCACCCGGGTCAGGCCGTCTTCGCCCTGCTGGTAGTAGAAGGTCTCCGGGGGGATGTCAGTCGTCTCGATGGGGTACGGCAGCCCGCGCTTGTACTCCTCGGTGCCGGAGTCGTACAGACGCGACCGTGCGTCCTGGTCAATCACCCCTTCGCGCATCCGCTTGTCGAGACTGTCGGCGTAGGACGTGGAGAAGTCCTGGTACTTCGCCCAGGCCCGGTTCTTTCGCTCGAACGTCTTGAGCACGCCCAGGCCCTTGGTCACCACCGAGTGCATGAAGACCCGATAGATCCGGCGGCGCTTCTCGCGCTGTTGTCGCAGCCAGGACGCTTCAAAGAAGCGCTCCCGATAGGCGGCGTTGTCCTCGCCGGGATCTCCGAACTCAATCGGTTTGAAGATGACCTTGGGGTTGTTGATCGACAGCGCCGCCGTGATCGAGTTCGCGATGTGCATCGGCAACGGCGTCCGGACTTCGACGGCGGTGTTCTTGAAGTTCTCCGGGATTTCCACCCGTTGTTCGAGATAGATGACCCGGTCGATCAACTCAAACAGCAGATCCCGCTTCTCGAAGTCTTTGCGGAGATCCTGCACAAAGTCCAGCGACTCACGGGCGATGTCGGCGTCCGTCATCTCCGCGTCGGTGTTGACCATCGCCACGTCTTCCACGGCACCCCCGGGAGCTAGTGTAGCAGGCTACGCCATGACGTGCTCGACCACGATCCGGCGGGTCTTGGTGATGATCTCGCCCATCTTCTCGACCATCAGCACCACCCCGGAAAAGGCGTCCACCTGATCCTTGTAGCGGGTGTTCGGAAAGCCCAAACATTCCGTGACAAAGGCGCGGTACCAGTTGGCCTCTTTGTTGACGAAGACCTTGCCCTGCTGGGCGCGCGAGGCGGGCAACAGCGCACGGGCGGTCTTGTCGTCCTGGGGCCGGATCAACTGGACGTTGCACATCACCCGTTCCATCAAGCGTCTCGCCATCGAGATGATCAGTTGCTGGTGGAACTTGTCGGTCTCGATCCCCACGATCAAGGGCTTGGCAACCAGGATCGTCTTGACCATCTCGTCTTCGGCGTCGGCCGTGTTCATCCGCCGGCGGGTGATGTGCAGGATGTAGATGTTCAACTCGGGATCGACCGCGACGGTCAGGCCGACCGTAAAGCAGGCTCGCTTCCGGTCCGAGAAGGCCAGATCCCAGAACTGAAGGATCTGGCAGCGGGGCATGATGGTGGACCAGAAGTCTTTCGGGAGTCCCTGGAACCACGTCTCGCTCTCGAAGATGTCCCCGCCCATCCCGGTCGGGTCAGCCTGATGGATCAAGTTGAACTGCGCGATGGTCATCTCGCGCTGTTCGGCGTGGACATAGTTCCAATCCAGTCGTTCCGGCCAGAGCAGTTCGCCCGTCTCGCGGCCGAGCGGATCGGGTTCGGGATCGTTGGTCGCGATCTGAGGGAGGCGGACCACGATCCAGCCGGCGTCCTCTTCGGCCAGCTTCAGATAGTGGGAGGCGAGATCGTTCTCGTGGAACCGGGTCATCACGGCGATAACCCAGCCGGTGCCCGGCTGCAACCGCCGCATCACCGTCCCGGCCGAGTACTCTTTGGCTCGCCGCTGTTCGGCCTCGCTCTTGGCCTGCTCCTGGTTCATCGGGTCGTCAATGATGATCCCGTTGGCCCGAGCGCCCATGACCGACGCGTTCCAGCCGACCGCCCGATAGGCGCCGTCTTTCGCCAACGGCGGGGTGCCCTGGAGGTACAGGCCGTCGCCCGACCAGCCCCGGGCGCGGTTGGGCCGATTCTGAGGGTCCGGGAAGACGGTTCGATATTTCTCATTGTCGCGGAGCATCGACTCGACCGCCGAATGAAAGGTGCGGGACATCGGCTCCGACGAGGTAAAGAAGAGCAGGTTGTGATCGGGATGCTGGCCGAGGTAGTGGGCCGGGCGGATCAGGCTGTTCCAGGTGGACTTGGCCGTGTTCGGTGGGGCCAAGAACAGGACTTTGTTCTGCGGCACCCTGCGGGCGATCACGTCATCCGCGATCCGATTCCAGAGCCGATGGAAGCGCGCCGGCTGCAAGCCGTAGACGTACTCCCCGAACAGGTTGATGTCGGCCCGGATGGAAGCCAGCTTCTGGTTCGCCTGCTGCCAGGAGGGACCGAGGGTCGGGTCGAAGCTGCGGCGGGTAACCCGCTTGGCCGCTTCGGCCCGGACCAGGACTTCCTGCATGATCGGGTCAACGTCAGCCTCGGGGACCGAGAACATCCCCGTCCGGGGTGGCACTAGCGCCTCCGCTGCTGCACGTAGAGTTGCAGTCCGGCCAGGGCTTTCGGCAACGCCAGATCGACACTGTCCAAAAGCTCTCGGCGCGTCTGAAAGTCGGCGTCTTCCAAGAGCTTGACCGGAATCGGGACCAAAATCTGGAGCAGCGCATAGTCCGGATTCCCCAGATAGGTCTCCACCAGCGCCCGCATCTCGGTATTCGACAGGTTCTGACTCGTCTGTTCGATCTCCGCCCGACCGGCCGGACGAAGAATCGCCTCGAACGCTGGCTGATCACTCATAGCCGCACGCAGCAGATCGCCAGAATGACCATCGCCGGCTCTTTGTCCAGGCTGCCCTGAATCCAGAGGATCACGGTCAACAACGCCAGGATCAGCGCCCCGATCCGGCCGATCCAGGGGTCCACACTTGTCCACGTCCAGGGCGGCATGATCAGGACTCCTTTGCGCTAGGGCAACCGGGCAAGCTCATCGAGCCGATCTCGAATCTCTTGCAGCACGACGGCTTTGGTTCTCGGGGGCAGCAGGATCGGCGGATCGGGCGGGTCCGGTGGGTCCGGCTGCTCCGGCAGCGGCGGCTCCGGCAGCGGCGGGATGATCTCGGGCGCACCCCCGAGCAGATCGGGATGCCAGACCCGGACCATCGAGAACGGGCCAAGTCGCCGGAACTGCTCCTGGTTCATGGTGTCCCCGACGCCCTGGTAGCCGGGGCTGGGGTTGGCGAGGAGCAGCAGATCCCGGGACGCGTCGTAGCCTCGGACGCCCGACCAGTGATTCCAGCCTCGGCCCCCGATCAAGAGCGGATAGGCGTGATCGCCTTCGAGGGCGACGAAGGTAAAGCTGACGGCCGGCTCGTTGTTCGCCAGAAAGCCGAACTCGCCATAGTGCCGATTGACGAAGTCGGCCAGTCCTTTGCCACTGGCGTCGAGCAGACCGAGCGCAGGGGAGAGCACCCCCTCCGCGATCATGGTCGATTCCAGCCAGCCATCCGCCGGGGTGCGCCCCAGCGCAAACAGCGCCCACTCCAGCGACTCCTGGGCGCAGTCGAAGTCCTCTTCCTGGAGATGGGTTGGCTCGAACGGGTTGTAGGTGACCATCCGGGGGTCGGTCCCTTCCAACTGGTTGACGATGCTGGAGATCCTGGCCTCGCCGGCCGGGTCTTTGCCGCCGTAGACCAGCCGGCGGACCCATTCCCAGTCCCGCTCCCGGCACGCGTCCACAATCGAATAGCCTTCCAAGGTCTGGGTGTCCCGGAAGTAGAGCACGTCAGCCGCACTGGACATGTCCTGATCGAGCAGGTTGTTCGGGTTGGTGACCAGATCCATCGCCGGCTGCTGGGGGGAGGTCGCCCAGAGGGTGGCGATCTTCGGGCCGAGCTTCTCGTAGTTGAACTTGTGGGTGTGCTGGATCCCGCCCCGGCCATGATACTCCGGCCCGCCATCGTAGCCCCGTCGGACGTACTCCGCCCAACGGTCGGCCTCGTTCAGCCAGAAGGCTTCTTCGACAGCTTTGAACTGGGAGGCGGATTCGATGGCGACCGTCCCGATCAGGCCCAGGGTGACCTCATACTCGTAGATCCCGGCGTGCCGGAGTTGCTCGGTGAGCTTCGGCCAGTACATCCGGACGTGCTCGAGCGGACAGCGAGACGCCTCGGCGATCTGCTCCGGGGTGTAGGTCCGAAAGGCCACCCGCGTCGCGGGCAGCGGGGCGGGGACGGGGAACGTCATCGGCGACATAGGATCAGACGCCTCGCAGCCGTTGGGGTGAGTACTCGGACAGGACTTCGGCGGTGATCGCGCGGAGTTCGTCCAGATCATAGCCGCTGGTTCTCGCTAAGATCTCGATCCGGGAGGTCAGGTCGATCTTCTGCGGAGCGGACAGGCCCAGGAGCTTGGACTTCTGGTCCATCAGTTTCACCATCCGGTCAATCGCTTCCAGGACGACGGGGGCGTTGGACCCATCGATGTCCTTCCCCGTGGCCGGGGTGCTGATCGCCGCCATCATCGCGTCGATCTGTTCGAGCATCATCCGCTTGGCCTGACTCATCTCCGACATCTCGTCCGCGTCGAGTTCTTTCAGCCGCGTCGCGACCGCGCGGCGGACCTGCTCTTCGGTCCGGCCGGTGAGCATCGCGATCTCATCGACCGGGAGACTCCGCTTGCGCAGCGCATACGCTTGGAGGATGAACGCCCGTTCGTCCGGGGAGTCCAGAACGTCACCATGCAGGGGCGGGGAGCGGGGCGGGTCATCCGGGCGGCGCTCGCCACGCTGCTGGCGGTCGTAGTTCGCGATCCGGGAGAGGCTGACCTGCATACTCTGTTCAACCATCGTGCGAGGAACTCCCAGTTCGTGGGCGACCTGTTTGGGGGGTGCGCCTTCCCGGATTCGGCGAGCGACATACGCCCGCATCTCGGCATGATACAGCGCATCCGCAGCGGCGCGACGGCGGTGCTGACCGCGACGGGCTTGCCCGGGCGTCTGCGGGGGCGGGGAGCGGCGCGTCTTACTCCGGACCACGCGGGTGGCCCGGCCGTTCCTCAAACAGGCTGGTGGCGAGGGCGTGCAGGTGGCTGATCTGGCGAGTCGCATCGCCGTGCTGCTGTTCGGGCTGCTGCTCCGGCAGATCCAGGGGCTGAACATCTGGATCAGGATC